CTCAACATCAAAAAATCTAAGGCCTGTGAAACTCTCAACATCCGCAACATTCAATTTTATCTTTGAGCAAACTCCACCGGTGCTAGGTACACTAGATATAAGGCTACCATTGCTCTCATAGTTGTCAGATGGTATAGGTTTTATTCTATAATCCATCTGAAATCTATTAACATTCGCCCATGTTGTTTCACGTGAAGTACCATCACTAGCTATACGTCCTGCTAATAATGCATTTCTATCAGTATAAGATATTCCTTGAAAATACCATTCAGATCCGAGGAAATCAATAGCTTTTAACGGTTGGGGGTCATTTGGATCACCATAATCAAACCCTTGCAACACTTCATCAGTTGCACCACCTGCTATTGGTTTTTTATCAGTGAATCCAATTTCAAAATTGCAACCACCTGTACTGTATTCTGGACTATGTCTTTGTGTGGGGTTTAAGAATCTTACTTCATTGTTTCTTCCACTAATTGGTGTAGCAGCTGCACCAATATGCCGCTTCCTACCAATAATTGCTGGGTGTTGATATACATAGCTGTATTCTCTAAGACCGTTTTCTTCAGATCCATCAAAATATTCACTATCAATAAACCTTGAGTCAGCAATAACAGGAAATGCAATTGCATCGACCGATTGAGCGTAGGTTGTTACGGCTTGACGCCTGTAGTCTATTTCATTTCCAACTGCAATAAGACTATTTGTACCAGGTGCAGCCCCAGTCATGCCTATCATTCCAATATTTACTTCATACTCTCTGAAAGTATTTTTAGTTTTTAATCTAACGATTGGTGTTTTAAAGTCTTCAATTGATGGAAGCTGATCACCTAGAACATCACTTAGCGCATATCCAAATTTTGCCACGCCTGCTTCAGATGCTGCGCTAACCGCAGTTTTAAATTCTTGATATGTTTCTTTAAATGCAATCCATCGACTTAATACTGATCTATGTATAATGTGAGCATCATCGTCTTCTAATCCAAAGTAATTATCCCGATCCTGCTCGACGCTTAGATCCCAAACCTCTGCGCCGTTGATATATTCGACGTTTGGATTATATCTAGCTGACAAACGATCTGGATCACCACCACTATCTACCGCAAGCTCGGCGATCTTAGCCTGCACGTCCATTTTTGACAATGCTAGATATCTTATGTCGTCGTGAATTTCAATATGAAAATCTATACGCGGTGATTCCGTTAACTCTGAGTCCTCAACGGTCTCACCAACAGTGTTTGCAATTAAGCCATTATCGTATGTAAAGGCAAAACCTGGACACGCTTCACACTCAATAAAATCAAGCTGAGAAAAATCGCTTACTGAAGTGTTTAACTGTGATGGATATACTAATTTACGATTCTCTTTTTTTATACCAAGTGAATTTTCAATATTCTTTTTAGGCTTTAAACCTATTAATGGAATTATATCATTACCTTTAACTGGCTTTTCTTCAGCTGTATAACTATATTGTCTTTTAGTACCTTCATCTCCGCCATCAATATAAACAGATGAACCATATTTAAAAACAAACTGAGGTGCTAACGATGTAGATTTATTAGCAAGGTCAATACGGTAAACCATTTTAAAGAATGGATCTTCTAAACACGGCTGATCTAATGTATTTTCAATTAGTAACGTATGCATTAGAACCCATCTTGCTTCATTATTATCAACTGGGACATATGCATAAAACTTTGCGCCCACAGCACCATACCATGAAAATTCTACTTTCCACATGGTAACCTTTTCTACGTCTAGAATATAACCAATATCCGTAGGTTTAAGATTCTGCAATGTGTCATTATTAAATAAAGATTGTGGTATAACGGTTTCGTAGATATCAGGCAAACTTTCTCCTGTAAATGGATCTAAGGACACACCACCATCTTGACCAATTGCTGGAATTAACGTTTGCTTACCAAGAATACCATTTAATTCTAAAGATTTATCTGATAATGGAATTGTAGATCTACGTACAATTTGAAAAGAGGCTCCTCGTATTCTGAACAAGTAACTATCTGTTTTATTCTGAATACCCCATTCAATTTTTCCTGTAGTGTCTTCTTTATCGATCACTGCGCGAGCACCGAAAGTAAAACCAGATACACGGCCAGGCTGATAACGAAATGCTTCTTTTGACTGTAAAATAATCGAATCTTGCGTACTTTGTCCAAAATCATAACCTGGTGCACTTACTTTTATCCAACCCTGCTGATTTAACTGTTTTAGGCTAAACAAACCAATCGGAGATGCTAAGCTCTTGCTTCCTGATGCATTATTATAAAATGAAACTGTTTCACTTGTACCATTATCTTTCCAGCCAGTAGCGTTCATCACGTCGTAATCAGCCGCCTCAATCGCACCACTTGTTAATACACTAAACAGCGTAGAAGAAGAAATCTTAAATTTATTTAATTTAATTTTTACCCAAGTATCTGTCCATATGTCAATTAATCTAAAAGCTTCACTTTGAAAGGCTGCAGCGGCTTCTGGTGTTTCATACTCTGGATAATGTAATGTGTATATTTCAGTTGTTTCTGACGCATCGTATGTATTAAATGAATTTTTCTTTAATGTAACTTTTGATGGATCTAAAAATCTATTTTTTATATCGGCACCATAAATGCCTGGGTCTTTTTCATACGCTAAATATAGAAAGTTGCCTAACCGTACAAAGTTTAGGAATAAACTATATTGTGCATTCTGACCTCGGTTAGTTAAAGGTGTCCAAGGGAAAGAATACGGAACTGGAAACGCAGTAATTTCTAAAGCTTGCTCAGTTGTATTTTCTGTTACGCGAGTATTATAACGATTAATACCACTTTCTGTAGCTCTATTTTCCCATGGTATATATCGTGAATACCCACTGCTGACATTTTTAAATATTTCCCAATTATCACTTTCAAATCCCAAAGTTGACACGTCAGAGAATAAACTCAATTGAGTTTCGGCTCTTGGCACACCTAAAAGAGAAGCACTCACAGAAGAACTCTCTGGAAATTGTTCTTCAACCTTAACTGTAGATCCCGCAGCTAATACAACTCCTGTTGCATTTGCTGATGTAATAGTATCAAGGAATGTTATATTTGTATCAGTAAATAAATCATTACCTGCAGCATCTGTTAATTTGGCAAGGGTGATTGAATCAAAAAGACTACTTTCTACTTTAACCTCTTGAGGTGTATTTCTATCAAAACCAATTAAAGATTTATTACCAACTGTATTAATGAATCTTTCAAAGACAAATTCAATCTTCGTACCAGATGCTATATCTTTTAATAATGGTTTACTTAGATAAAGCTTAACTTTTCCATTTACAATTGTAATTGCAGTAGCAGTAATAAAATTATTTAAATTTATATCTTCTGAATTATAATCGCGCTTTACTTGCGTTCCAATTTCAAAAACACTATTGTCTACACCATATACGTAATCACCTTCTTTTAATATTGACAATAGATTTAAATCTTCACCTGTGATTAAATCTTCTTGAAATTTATTTAATGTTAATGTACTATCGCCGGCACTATGTGTGCCGACGAGTGTGGTATTAAAATGATATTGTGCCATAATGTACTATTTATCGTTCTTTCCATGTGGTACCTGCGTTAACTTTTTATTTAACACTGACAGCTTATTGCTCTTCCCAAGTGATGCTTGCATTAACTTGTGCTGCAGCACTAACATCCGATGATCGAATTGAGAGATATAAATTGTCTGGCAAATCAGTTAGTGGGAATGAGATATAATCTTTATTATAGTCAAAATATGAACTTAGATCAAAATATTCACTACCATTTTGTAAGAAGAACGTAGCAATCTGTGTTCCAGTGCCAGCGATAGGTCTTCCCTTAGTATTTACAATTTCAATCGAACTCAATCTTTCAATTTCACTATTTGGAATATTCACCGGCGCTGTTGCAACGCTACCATCTTCATTATATTGCTTTGCATATAAGAAAGTTCTATTAGTCGTATCAAATGTCAATTCTTCTGTATATGTATCTAAAGAACGGAATTCATATTCAACAAGGCCACTTCCAGAGTTAATTGGATCAACTCTTTCAACAAAGCCAAATAATGATCTTTGAGCACCAGGATTATTTACATCTAATACTCTAAACCATCCATAAACTTTATCACCGATAGCGAAATCAGTACTAAAGGTTTGATCAAGGTTTACAAATGGCTCGGTCCCCGCAGTTGTATAAGATAATCGTGTCGGTAAACCTGCAGGTGCCAATGGAATAGCAGGCCCACTTTTAATAACGAGCTCTTCACCTGTCGCTGGATAATTACTACCATCAATGAAGATATCATCAGTTTGATAAATCGCATTCTTGACCAGTTCAAGTTTAACATTATCTGATTGCGCGCCTGTGGATGTCATACCAACAGAAAGCTTTGTAGGATACACTTGAACACGATTTCTTACTTTGTATCCTTGTGAACTCTCAATTTCAGTCTTTGAAGTCAAACCATAAATTACTGGAGATGACTTTGATATGATTTTAATATCAGCTACAGCTAAACTGCCATGATCATTAAAGTCTGTATTTAAATACAGCGTTGATGTATTACCAGCAATATCTCTTTCAATAAATTCAACTCTTAAATTTACATCTGCAGGATTACTTGTAACTACCTTTGCACCCATCAAGATATCATCTGGTATTTCAACACTAGTCGTCCCCGAAAGTTCAATTGTATTAGCTGTAAGAGTGTTTTCAATAGTTAATGTATTTAATATACCAGTCTCCGTGGAGCCGGTGTCAGCATACGATGATGACGACATTTCCGTGCTGTCTTCTGGTGCGTAATTAAACAGTCTTACTGTACCACGGTCACCTCCATCAATATAATAAGATGAACCGTACTTAATCACGAACTCAGAGTGTGACTTACCCCCTGCGTAACTTATTCTATCTCCTAAAGGTCTACTGGTTCCACCAAGTGTTTTTTCAGTGCCTCCACCATAAACAGTGTATGTGATTGGAAGTGTAGCATTACCAAGAGACGCAACCTTTAATTGATTTGATGCGCGAATATGATGGATTCGTACCCATCTTGCTTCATCATTACCAACTGGAACATAAGCTAAGAACAGAGCACCCACAGCACCATACCATGAGAATTCAATCTTATTCATTATGACCTTTGAGAAATCGATATCCCATGCAGACGCGTCTAATTTTTTACCGGCAACTCCCTGACCAGGATATTGAATAGTGCTTTCGCCATCTCCGCTTGGTAGTCTTACAACATCAGAATAAACATAAGATTTATTTGTAGAGCCGTCTAAGAAGTCAAAGTTGAATCTTGAGCGAGGAATTCTATATTCGTAAACACCATAATATTTTGGATCAACATTATGACGAATCCAATGGCGCCACGATCTTGTTTGTTGATTTGCATTAAACTCTGTGGTTCGCGTCACTGTATCACCTATCCTTGCAAGGCTGATACATAGCTCACCATTATTGACGGCATCGATATCAGCAACAAAGCCGTTGAATTCATTTACGTCTGAACTACCAAATACTGAAGTATCAATTGCGCCTACATGATCGGCGGCATCGCCGTAAGCGACGAGATTAATATCATGCTCACGTCTATATGGAAACATAATATCTGCATCCGCTTCGTCAGCATATTCTGGGAATATAAATGGTACAGGCGTAATGATAAACTGTTTCTCTGGATCGATAGTTACGCCACTTTCCAGTACTATGTCAACATCACCACCGGTGCCAATTGCTTTAACAACTTTAATAGTATTACCGACAACTTCAGTGATTCGAAGTAATGAAGTATGTGCTTCATCCGGTGCCTCTGGTGCTGGATCGGCCTCAAATAATGCATTGCCAAGGTCTGTTGTATTGTATCTTACAATCTGATCTTTTTCAAGACCGTCAACGTTGTTTAATGTAATTGTAAGAACACCATTTGATAAAGCCGGAGTGATTTGAATCTTGTGCTTAGTTTCCTTCTTTAACAAAGATGGATCATACATTGCTGCATGTGTCATTAGAAGACCATCTCTTACAATCGCTAAATCACCAGCATAGTGCGCAATAAGCGTTCGTGGGGCGGCGGTTAACTCGCTTTCTAACAAATCAAACGCGGCGTCCTGTGATATAAACACATCAGTAGTGTTTGCCCCGACAACTAGAGAGGTTACAATTGTGTTTGGCGCAATGAGATAGTTACTATTATCATCGGCTGCAGTAATATCACTTAATGACATACCAATTTGAGGTGCACCAGCGCCATTGATTGCGTTGATTGTAATTTTATTACCTTCAACGGTGTTCAAACTTAATTCAAAGGAAGCGCCGTCTGATTTACCCACAACACCGTAATCTTCTTTTTGATGAGTAGTCTCTGTACCATATGTGGTACCTCTATATTTAATTAGAGCATGTGTTCTTCTTACAACACAGAATTGATCTCCTTTACCAGTATCTCTAGTTTCCCAATAGTAACCATCAAACTTATCGTAAATACCATATTTTCTAATTGCTGCATTACGATTATCCACCACTGGTGCACCAGGTGTTTTTGAAGTTTTAACACCGAATGTTGCAGCAGAAACACGACCAGGTTGATATCTAAAGAATCTTTTAGATGTTAAGACAGCTGTTTTATTTGGAGCTGCTTCTAATAACGCACCAGCTTCTTCTGGCACGTGAGACAGACCATATCCAAAGTTTTTAGCGAGGTCACCGGCGCCACCAGCACCAAAGCCGTTTAACTCATATGGGCTACTTGCAACATCTAAGTCTGTTTTTTCAGCTGGTAAAAATGTCCATTCACTAGGATCAACATCATATGTGTTAACGTCAGCAAAAATCCCCAAGGCAACTTCAGAGCGTGGAATACCAAGAAGAGATAATGCAACCTCAGATTGAATCTTGTTTTGTTCTTCAACAGGTATTGCTGCCTGGTCAGACGCTAAGACGACGGGCAACGACTTGGCTGCTGAAGCTTGACCTCTAGGTATCGGAGCGGTACGCCCGATTGTTACGATATTATTCGCTCTATTAATTGTTTTTGTTGCCATTAGATATTAACTATTCCTTTTGAAATTATGAATTCGTTTTCTACACCGATTCGTGTATTTTGTGAGTTTCCACTTGTCATGACTTTTTCGCTAAACACGTCGCCGACGCTAAACGTCTGTTCTGTATTTATACTTATTGTTATTGTCCGAGTTGCTCTATTTACATTTGTTACTTCATGAACTAAATCAGGATTTAGACTGGTTGTTATAAAAATTTTGTCGGCCACGCTACTATCAATCCCCTCATCGTCTTCAAACGCGGTGTCGGTCGAGGCATGTGGACATTTTAATATAATTTTATCACCGATTGACACTGAATTAATATTTATATCATTGGTAACGTTACCAAATGTATCAGTTGATGGAATAACTAGGCTTAATGTTCCTGCAGCGTCGGCGACCGTTAATGATATTTCGTTAAATGTAACAACGGCTTCTGTTGTTCGAATGTATTTATACTCTTTTGCTATTAGCTCATATATAAGACCAACTAACGTCTCACCTGCCAGCGCATTGCCAGTACCATATAAGTTTGAATAATTTGATCTATGTGTTTGATATGCTTGTTTTACCTTTGCATGATCCGCAACATTGCGGATATCAGTAATGCCGGCTGCGGTAACTCCAAATTGGAAATTACCAGTTGCTAAGTCTTCCTCAGCTGAGGTTACATTAATTTTATTACCTAATGATGAGTAACTAAAAGCTTGATATTGTGTTTTATCAATAAAATACTCTTTAACACCATCTTTTACCACAGTCTCAAAATTATCCCTAATTGTAACTTCTGTGCCATAAACGGGCTCGTCATCTATTTCTTCTGGGAGGGATGATAAATATAAATTTTCGCCATCTCGTAAGAAATTAATCGATTCAGACACATAGTTTCCACTGCCTGTTAAGTCAATATTAATAGAATCATACTCGCTATCAAATGTATCAACCGCACCAATAAATTCATTTGAGCTACCTAAAATTAAGTTTGGAGATAATATAGTGTTTGTTGATCCATAAACTAATACACCAGCACCACTATTTCTTATAACATTTCCTAATAAAACACCAACACTCAAACCTGCAAGATCGGATTCAACATTAAAGTTTTCAAATGTTGAACTAGTGATTTTTAAGTTTGAAGAATCTCTAGCGTGCAAAGGACATGCTAGATTATCTTGATCTCCTGTTAAAAATACAGCTCCATTTTGAATCTGTGAATTTGCAATAGTAAAATACTTAGTATTTTGGCCAAGCACCGCACCAGACACGACGTTCTGTATTTTTACATTATCAAATGTTAAGTCGGTTGAATTTGCTACTCGTACTAATACATTTGACTGTGTGAGTTGAAACTTAACTTGATTAATAAAGTTACCATCTAATGTTATATTTGATAATGTACATTTAGATGAATCATCTAGAATTATCATATTATGACTATACGAAGAAGGAGTGCTACTAAATATATCACCGGCCGGCTGGCTTTGCCGACTTATGGCATTTGATGTGGAAGTGTGCCACGGATGTGCTTTTAATACTGTATTTTGCTTTGAACTCCCTTGTATTTTTATACCATTAGGTATTTTAATTAAATTAGTATAATATGTTCCATCTGGAATTGTAACAGTTGTCTCACCTTTATTCTTTTTAGTGTTTAATAGATATTCAATACCACCTATTAACTCTCCACTAGCATTTAGTACAGTAGAATTATCATGATAAAATTCTAATTCTTTCTTAGTGGTGTGTGCGTTCGTGGTGCTAAGAGTTTCAACAAATGTTACAGTATTATCTGCACTAACGGAGTCAACAGTAAGTCTTGAAATGCCTTTTTTATAAATCTCTTGGGCAGAAGCATTCTGTAAATCAGCCCATGTAATAGGCAAGTAGCTTAATCCTGTATCAGGATCATACTCCCCTAATTCGTTTTTATTAGCCCACTCATTAGTTATGAAATTACCATAATCTGTGAAGTTAAATTGTGTCTGCCCTGCCATTTCATCTTCACCAAGAACGGCTATTAACTTAAAGTCTGAATCATTAAAACTATTTGTGGCTCTATAAATTAGAACATTATTATTAGTGTTGGACCTGTTAGCGCTACTAATTCTATTATATGTTGTTTCACTAAACTGGTCCAACGAAACATTTTTACCTGGTATACTTCCAGTTCCAATTTGAAATGTATTAGTAGTAAACGTGTCAGCTTCTGTTAATTTACCTGTATCGCGACTAAATTCAGCAATTCTATATTTATATGTTGTGTTGGGGGTTCCCTGTGTAGCAAGGAACGTTGCAACAACCGCCCCGACATCATTTTCAGCAAGAGGGGGAGGGGTAGGCTGTGAATCCGTGTCTGCTTTTGCAATACCAAAAACTGATACATTTTGTCTACTTTTAAGTAATTTATTTGTTTTTAATGATTTTAAAATTACTGGTGCATCGTCGGCCGTTGTAAGTCTTTCATTTTTACCGTAATCTTTTTCAGCATCATCTAGCTCTTCAACTATAATATAATTTTTATCGCTATTAACCTTCAGAATTTTAATTTGTTTATTTTCTTCAAAGAGGTTATCACCAATTGGTGTTTGTGTAACAAGAGTTTCGTCTTCTTGTAAACCACTTGTGCTATTTAAATATAATACTGATGTGCCTTTAAAGGTTCCATCATCATTTGCTAATAAAATAAGAGGTTCTTCAAATGCAGTAATCGAGTAAACATCAAATAATGAACTATCATTAATACCGCCTGAAACAACAATTGTAGAAGCTTCAATATCACCATCGCCTAAAGTAATTGCTAAACCAGTGGCCGTAGACAAATCAAGGCTTTTCGCTGAGAGAGTACCATCGATAGTTAAGTCACCATCAGTGTTAGATCCACTTTTAATTTGTAAGTCACCTACTACATCTTGTGATCCATCAGCCGCTAACTTATTTTTCTCTAATTCTAAAAAGTTAGAATCAAGTTCAGCGTTTGTAAGAGGAAGCCCCTTTGCTTTAACAGTTGTGATATAAAGTTCACTGCCAGCAATCAGGCCTGTAATGCCAGTAATGCTATTGCCACTTACAGTAATAGTGTCATTAACGACGCTAATAATTTTATTATGCGTTGATAAATCATCAGCATTAAGCAACCGCATTCCTGACTTTACTTTCTTTAATAAAGGTATTGACGCATTATCAACAGTGATTGCCGTATTTGCGCCACTGACTAAAGTCGGGGCTGCCGCTAACGTAACTACTATGTAACGGTAATCTGCTAATTCAGCAGGTTTATTTCTAATTGTTAGGTCAATACTCATTTTAATTAATTGTAATTCTCCATGTTATTGTTATAACATCATCTTTTTGTTTTGTGAATGTGTTTCCTTCGTCAAATGTTGTTCGACATATTAATTTTCTTGTAGCGCTACTAGGTGATGCATTAATATTAGTTGCAATTAATGCAATTTCTCCAATAGGTACAGCAGCACCAATGTCAAGCTCTGGCCAACTGTCACTTGCTGGACTATTAAGTTCATCATCATTATTGTCTTTTACTAGTGTTTCATTTAAATTATCAAAAAAGTTAGTAAGATAGATGATACTATTGTTAGGTATATTTACATCCTCATTATCTACAATAGCAGATGAATCGTAGTTAATATCTTTATAGATCGGATCAGACAGCGTATCAATATTATCACTCACAGTTTGATCTGCAAAATTTTTACCTATAGCAATTTCTGAAATTTTATCATCAGTATTATCTTCAAAAATTCTTTTGACAAAGAATTCTTTACCGGCGTTTGTAACAACGTTATTTACTTTGATTTGGCGGGAACTGCCGTCTTTTGACTTTACATCAATAAAAACTTCGCCCTTTACTTTAATGCTTTCTTTATTCATTTATTAAGTTATTTATGATATTTTTTAGTGCAGCAACCTCATTCATTAAATATTCTACCTTTTCTTCTAGTTTTTTCTTTTGTTTTCTTTTGTTTATAAAGGCGTGATATGCATCAATGTTTGTATTAATGATAGCTTTTGATTTTTCATCCCGCGAAAAATCTGGATTTTCCTCTGTCTTTATCATACATCAGTTGCTGCAATCGCAATTAAGTTCCTTACCTTACAGTATTTAGCATTATCTAGACCAACAAAGACTATTTTTACGCGTGCAGATTGGAATTCTTTATTACCAGCGTCTGGTGAATCATCGTTTGGATTATTTCTAATTTCAAATTCCATACGTGGATAATCACTTTCATCCTTTGCAATTGGTATTATACTAGTAGGCTGTTCGTCCGCTTTTATAATAGTCGCTTCAATATACTTTCGCCTTGTAATATATGTACCGGTTGAGACTTCATATTTTTCGGTTTCGTTATCAAAATTAGCAAATACACGAATATCTGTTTCAGCTAAATCTGTTGGTTTATGTACACTAGCAAATACTTTTAATATGTTTCCTGGTGTTAATAAACTAATATTTTTTGTAATATATCCGTTATTAGCTTTAACAAGTAAACCATCATTATCATTTGAAAATGTATTCCTAGAATTAACATTGCTTAATCCCAATAGTGATATTCTTTCTAAATCAATTATAGGTGAAATGTTAACATCTTCAGTAGAAAGTGTAGCCGTTAATTGAACATTATTAATATTTTGATTCTTTATCGATTCTTTTAATTCGTAGTTTTCTCTACTTTCTATTGCATTAAATGATTTTACTACACCACTTTGATTGATAAAATTAATGTTATAATTTATACTAGTGTTTGGTAATAATAGATTTTCATCAAATAAATTGAATGCAGTAAAATCAAAATCACCAATGTCTTGTGTTTCAATAGAGTCATCTGACCTAGCGAATGTTGTATTAAATGTGAATGTTTTTTCTTCAGTTGGAAAAACACATTTATTAATCTGAAATACTAAATCGCGAGTTTGATCTGGTGTCCATGTTCTTGTATTTTGACTTTTTAATAATACGCCTACGTCTGGATTATCTGTAATTGTAGTACCAGAGATTAAATCAGTCCTACCTAATACAGAAGTCCATACTCTGTAATCAGTTGAATTTGATGAAACAACCAATGCATACTCAGTGTTTGATTTTAAATAAACTGGATGTTCAAACTGAAAATTAGTAGTATTAGAACTACTTATGATACTAGAAGCTATTTCTGGCTCACGCCCAGAAACTTTCACTTGAGAATTTGCTTTTTTAACTCTTGATCCCGGTATAATCTCTTGCGTAGGTATACCTAGTTCTGTTGGTACAATATAAACCTCTACATCCATATTTGCAGAAGGCTTTTCAGCGAAAAACAAATCTATATCAGATATAAAAACACCATTGGTATATGTTTCTTCAATCTTAAAGGTTTGCGCAATTGGATCACGTCTCCATCTCCACCACTGTCGGCGTCTACGTACGATACGTTGTCTTGTTGTCGTGAACTGTCTATTTTGTCTAACAGCTTCTACTTCTAATTCAGGTGTTCGTGTACTTTGAATCAATCTAGATTTTGAAGAAACTAAACCTCTAGCGTGATACTCTGACTCCGCTATTGAATCGGCTTCATCATCATTATTGTTAGGTGATGATGTTAACTTAAACTGTCTAACACCTGTTCTAAACCTAAGGCTTGAATTATTTGGAATTCTAAAGAAACCTGTAATATCTCCTGCTTCAAGCGTAGTAACTAAAGGCTCAGCGAATGCATTGATTCTATTACTTCTAATAGGTAAATCATTTTCGCGTCTACTATCTGGTTTACCACGACCACGGAATGATCTAGATGTGCTTCTGCCAAATCTAACAAATTCTGGCGACATCGCGCAATAATCTGTAACATCTTCGTCGTCAAAGAACGCATAAAGCCTAGTATTTGGTTTCATACCAGTAGCTTTAAACGAAACAAACCTAGAACGAATAAACGGAACAATATTAATATCAACAACTCTATCACCAAGATCTTCAGTGATTACGTCTTCGCCAATTGTTGTAACAGTTCCAGTACGTGATTGATTTGTTGTTGTTTGTGTTAGTGTTGAAGTGCCACCATTCCAAGTTGCAAGCAGGCCAGCGCCCCATCTTCCCCAACGTCTGTTTTGAAGAGTTGTACGTCCAAAATTAACAGTAGTACTTCTTGTACTTTGCCAATTTGTTTGCCAGGAATTCCATTCAGTGCCTAACACACCTTCAAATACATCTGTGTTATTAGCAAGAAACTCAATCGCGTCCATTGCGCCATTATTATTAATGGTAACGGCAGGACGCCTTTCTGTGTCGATCCATTCATCAGAAGATGGTGACAACGTTAAAGTACCAACATATGTTGAGACTTCAAATGGTTGTAGGTTGAGCGTTTCTGTAACAAGTTTATTCTCTACTAATGTTTCTGTTGCGCCTTCCCACAATGATACTTGTTCTTCAGAAAGATCTCCTGTTTGTACATCAACATCATTTTTTTCAATTATTTCTTTTCTTGTTGATTCAGTTGGATTTAGTACAACATCTGGATTAGCACCAACGAACATATCAACCGTTTCTCTAATATTTTGCACAGACGTGACGTTATCGACAGTAAAGCCTTCGCCATTCTCTGGCTTTAAACCAGTGTCTGAGTTTTCAATAAACACCGCGTTGGTAGTGTGGTAGGTGATTTCATACCAAGTACTAGATGCTACTTCTTCAAAGAAATTAACGGTGTTATTAACATAAGAAAATCCTTTTGAAACATACTTAGGCCGGCCGTCGTATGGTTGATTCTTATTATACATTTCATATCTAAAGAAGTCTTCACCTTCAAATTTTGCAGGAGCGATCCGACGAAACGCGGTGCCTCCGCCGCTTCTATGCTGAACATATAACCATCCTGCAAAATCTTTGTCTAACAATTCACGTCTTGCATCGTTATTTCTTCCAGCTGAATAACCTGCATTATATAATGTGTATATTCCTGTGATTTCGCTATCAAACTCATCATCAAACTCTTTGGCATAAATGTCTGAACTTCTTGCAAGTCCGTTTTTAGGCACATAATTATTTTTTGCATCATATTTATATGTAATGCTGGGATTTAAATAGTCATCAACTGAAACGCCGACGTTCGTCCTTAAAATTGGATTAATTTCAACATTATAAGACTTATATAATTTAAAATTCTTTTGCTTGTAGTATGGTCTTAATACACTTTCTTTTTTATCAACAGCAACAAGATAATCAGTCAAACTAGTATCACCAACACCATGTCCAGAAAAGTTATCTACAAGAAATCCATTTTTAAACATTTCATCGTTTAGTTCATTTCTTACTGTAAGTGATTCTGCTTCTTTTTCTAATAGTGATAAAGCCGTAAGGTATTCTATTCTGTCAACACGCTTATCAATATTGCCAATTTGGCTCATAGTAAAACGCTTGTGATCAAACATTTTTTTATTAATGTCTGCAATGTTACATGTAAAGTATGGTAAAAAATATTCGTATAATTCTAAAGAATTATTTGGTGCTTCTGGCGGTGTCGGCTCAAGTGCAGACGTGCCTTTTATAATTCTTAGATCGCCTTCACTATCAATGATTAATTTATCAATTCTATTAAGATAATAATCCAATGATACAGTCGACACTGAATTTGGTCTTAGAATAGTTGCACGATCAGCAACACCAGCAGCATTTTTCTTAACACGAAAATCTACATAGTCAGAAACTTTTCTATCATTATAAAATGGGATATCACAGAAGCTAATATCGTCGTCACTATATGAATCGCGTGAAAAATATTCACCTTCGGCGCTATGTTCAAAATGCGTATATTCTAGCGTATACTCTTGCAGGCCCTCGTTTTCGTCACCGTCGATAAACTTATTTAATATGAGTGCACCGGTATTGCCACTCGCACTAAGTTTTAAAATAGGTGTTTCATAATAGTCATTAGTTAAGCCATCGCTCTCAACACTAATAATATTATTGCTATCACCAAAATATGCCACAGCGACCTCACTCTCTTGCTCGGCAGCGGTACTATTCACTACGTCACCCTTAAAAATCTTTATATTTTTATCAAACATCAGATCTTGATGTATATCTTCATCTAGAGCAGTTGTATAAGTAACAGCGCCACCGTCGGCCTCAGGGAACGTAAATTTATGTCTTTTTCTCGTAAGTGTTTTGCTGCGGCGCTTTGATCCGTCAGTATCTTCTACTGTAATAGGCGCTAAAATCCTATAGTCAGTAGCCAAACCAGCAAAGTCCTGCGCGCCGTTGACTGCTTCAAAACTTACTCTAGTAGAATTCGCGCCCTCGCTAATTGTGTAATCACTAGTTGGAACAACCACATCGTTCTTTATAATAACATATTCATCTGATTCCACATCCACAATTTCTTCAAATGATTCAACACCACTGACACTAATAGTCAATATGCCACCACCTAGAGTTGGTTGCATTTCTTGAATCTTTTGATATTTTAACTTTGAAACAGACTTAACCCCTTCATACGGTAGTTCAAAAATCTGAGTAGAATCTGTTGTGTATGTAACAACATCAGCAGCTTCGTACCCTCCATTTTGAGCAAATACACTAGTGTGATTAACACCATCAAATAAGTAACCCCTTATTTTATCAGTGCCTGGAATACTTACAAGTGCTTTTAATTTATTAGCGCGATTTGCCGTGCTGGCAAGTAAAATATTTGATGGGCTGTCGTTATAATTAATTTCAACATAATTACCATATCGAATTGAAAAGTCTACATCAGTGCCTGTTGCGGTGTCTGCGACAGGGTCACGTGGTAAATCACCCATTAACACAACTTTAGATGGATACGTATATCTATATCCATTTACATATGCGATTGCTGTATCAATTTCTAAAGCATACTTATTTTTCGCTATATCAACAGAGTTAATTTCAAAAGGCCCGGTGTTTGTAATATACTCTTCTGTATATAACCCATCATTGCCTTCACCATCATTTAAGAAGTATTTAAAATTAATTTTAAATGGATTTAGAATATAATTGCCGTCACTCTCGTATGTTCTTGCAGCTAAAGTATTATCTAAATTACTTTTACTATTATTAGCTACTACTTCTACACCATTATCTCTAACGGTTAATATACGTTTTATTTCTCCTATAGTATTTGAATCAGGCTTTGATACCTTACCTTGTTCTAAATTTAAATCATATAAAACGTCGTCTTGTGTTACAAACGTAGGATCTAATACGATTTGATATCTATTTGCACCAGGAGCTGCAAAGTTTAATGAGCCATTAGCGTTATCATTTAGAGTTATATCATCAGCTGCACTAATAACGCTTTCTACAATTTTAAATACTAAATCTCCTCTTACTATTTTATCTTTAGTGTCTTTTTTATAAAAACGATTAGTAGTTGGTAAATGTACAAAACTACCATTAATAAAATAAATGTTTTCAGCTATTGCGAATGAAAACCCGTAACCAGTTTCTGTAATAGTTCCAAACGGATCATTTGCGATAAAATCAACATCCAAAGCATTTTTGTATTTACCATCTTTCCAAAATAAACTATCAGATGCTACAAATTTATGAGATTGCTCATATTGAATGTGCATTCTAACTTTACGAACACCTGCTGCGTTAGTGAAATTTTCAACACCAAGGATTTTAGCTGAGCCACCGTTTTCACCTCGCGACTCAATTGCTTTTTGAAGCTTTAATGTGCTAACTAGAGTATCAATGGTTAAATTCTCATCTCCGTCAACTGGTGTAAATTCAAACTCAATATAGTCAACGCTATCAGTGAATGTCGGCTCAGCATTAGTCGCTAGAGCTTGACCATCTTTAAAAAACCCTAACCCAAATTGATTAATTTGGTTTTGAAGAATCGATTGTAGTTGATTCAGTTCTCGTGTTTGTACAGCAAATCCAGGTTGAAACAAAATACGTAAGTAATTTTTGTCGTTAGGTGTTTCATTATTGTTGTCTTTCAGTTGAAAGTCATCAAAGTAAGGTGCGTTATTATATGTTGTAATATTTGCCATATTAGAATTCGATTATGAAATTCAGTGTTTCTATTTGATTAAGCTCGCGTTGGATTGGGTCACTGTTATTTATAAATAAAATGTCGCCAGAAAATGCATCAACCTCTGGATTTACCAATGAATTGGCTTTAATTGTAAATGTTTTGCCTTTGATTAATACGGTTTCACCTGCTTGTAATCGAGCAGTACTTGATTGTTCAGCACTTAATATATATCTGATAACTCTTTCGTTCGGAGCAGTATCTTTAAAATCAATTAATATTGCTCTAGTACCAGAAACTTGCCCTTCGATAATATCGTCTGCTTCAACCGTCGAGTTGTCATCAATTACTAGTGTACAACTATACTTTGCATCAGCGGTTGTATCAGTTAATACATCACTTGAATTATTAAATTTAAGTGGATTTTGAATAATTCCAACTTGTCTAAAATCATTTCCTGTTGTAAAATCACCTGACTGCGCAGAAATTCTAACGTTAATAAAGAGAGATGACGCGTTCAATTCTTTTTGTAAATTTCCTGCATGACCTTCTGGTGGCGAAATAATTACATTTAAATTGTCATCAGCTGCCGTGACAGCTGAACCTATAGCTCGATTAATAACCGAGATTAGTGATGCTGATTTAAATCCATTGCCTGCTTTAATAATGTCAAATGTTGTTAGTTGACCATCATTAATTTTTCCGTATATAATTGAACTAGATTGTACTAACTGAACTTTTGCGCCAGCGATATATCCACCACCAGGATCAATAACTTCAACAGATTCGACAGTGCGAGTCACTTGGTTAATTGTTGCTAATCCGTATGCTGAAGTAATGTTAAGGTCTTCAAACTCACTTACTTGTAATTCACTTGTTTTTAATCTAAACTTAACTGGTACTTTTTGATAGTGGGCCGGATCTGTATCTAGAAAATAATCAGCACCTCCAGATGTGAGTTCAAGATTATCAATCTGCAGTGCACCAGTTGCCGGTATGTTAGTTATTCTCATCTCGGCAAACGCCGTTGTAGAGGTATCGCCATCTCCATCTACAAAGAACGGCACTTCTGAGAGATTAGGATAAATTCCTTTTGATGCATCAGAATCCTTAAAATCAATTCTGTCAACCTGACCTCCATCTTTAGACTTTATAACATCATCTTCTCCAGCTGGCAATGGTAAATGAGTTTCTGTATCAAATTTTATTAGCGTTGACGCACCATAACTAATTAATAATTTCCATTTATAACCATCATCTGTGTTAAATATACCAGTATCTTGACTGTCTGGCTTATTAATTGATGCTGCACCGTTATTATTATCGATACATTTATATACTTTGCCATTATCGGCTATAACATAAAAGGGCTCATTTTCAGATATAGAAGAAAGATCTATTCTATTTGAATATTGACTATAAACTGTTCCAGAAGTCCACACGTGTTTTTTAAATGCGACTCTAGTTTCACTTTTTCTTATTTTGCGTAAAGCGGTAATACTTTTTCGTGTATTAAGATTATCTAAAATAGCATTTGTCGGCAAAGGAAAATCCGCAGGGCTATCTGGGTCAAATGGTGTCGGCCGGCCATAGAACGCATATAACGCTATTAAATCGCGATCAATAGAGCTTTTAAAATTATTTAAAAATCCAAAGCGCGCCTCTTGCGTAAGAAATGATTTATTATCGTCAGATCCATCAAAAGACGTTGAACTGCTGCCTGGTGTAATTGTTATTCCCATCTTGTATTTATATTTGTTGAATTGTTATTGAATCGTCCACAAAATCTTCATAGAAGTATACATTATCTGGAGTTGTTGGTGTGGGGCCTTCTACATAATCAATGTCTAACACACAAATCTTATTTGTAGCGTATACTAACTCAGGATCTATATCAAGCTCAGTTGGTAATAAATAAGCGCCTCCGTAGTCAACTTTTAATTCAGTTGAGAAATCAGAAGAAATAATTGTTTTCTTAATATTATTGAAAACCTTTTCCCCAGCTGGATGTAATAAATCTTTATAAAACGATAGATATTCACTAAACCCTACGTCAACTTGTAGTTCATAAGAAAACTTTTGATAGAAATCAGAATCTTGTAATACTGTACTTGATGATAATCGGCCGGATTCATTAATATATTTGCCAGAAGTATCAATAAGAGAATTAAACTTTAGAGTAAGTTCTGCGCCGTCACCGTTTTCTGACTTAATTTTTAAATTTGCTCGATTAATACCAATACTTGAGTCAATAATAGATTCTGTTGTACTGACTGCAGCGTCATTAGCACCTTCTACTTCAATGAAATCTTCGTAGAAGTAATTTTCAAATGTGGGTGATGTTTGGTGCGCAAGGTATCCAGTATAGTCTTCAAATGTAAAGTCATAGGTTGAATACAATGATATTCCATCAGGTTGTGTGTATAATGAGTTGTAAGGATAGAGTGGCTCATGAAAATCAGCGGAGGTGGAAACTGTTGGAGCTGGCGAGACGCCCTGTCTTACTATCCATGAATCGGGTGTAGGTAGTGCATCACCATAACCATATCCATCATAAAGAATCACAGCAGATTGATTATTTGCTTTATCAAATGAAATTTTCCAGATATATTGTTGGCCACTAGGAAGATAACCAGAAAAGTCAGCCCATAGATAAGTTGGTGCACCACCATTGGTACCTGGCTTTGTATATGATGGTCCACCTGAACTCGTGGTACCTGTTTTAACATACGTTCCATTCACATCTTCTGTCCCAGCGCCATAGACTACTATTTCGTCAGAAACTGGGTGTAATATATAATGTGGCGGTTGTTTATTAACAGCAAATACAGTTGCGGTATGACCTGTTTTAATAAACTCTTCTGCAAAAAATATATCATCATTAATGATATTATCTATTACTACTATTTCGCCATTTTTTCTTTCTACTAATTTGAAATCACTTAGAAAGATATCTAACTCTTCATTATTAATTGTAGTTCCAGCGCCATAATCTAAAATATTAATTCCTGTTATTTCACCATTAATATTAACTGAACTTACAACAGCCTGGAAAGATATATCACTATAACCTTCTAAAAATATTTGATCTCCTACTTGATAATTTGCACCACCCCGAACAATATTTAACTCAGATAACGTTTTGTATACTTGTCCGTATGTTTTATCATTTGAATCCTTTACTTCATATCCATATTCAAATGTTCCTATAACTGAATTCGCTAATAATTCAATAGAATAAATTGTCTCACCTTCATATACTCTAAAAGATATGCTTGAGCAGAAGCCTGACGCAATTACTCGACCATTAGTATCAACTTGCTTTATTGTTTTACCTTCGAGCAAAAAAGGATCTTCATTACCATCCTTTGATATAATTCTAATAAATGAATTTTTCTTAAAATCACCGTTTGATGGTATTAACACTTGTGACCAAGGTTCAAACACGGTAACACTTTTATTAAAGAAAAGCCTAAAGAAAACGTCAACCATTTTCTTATTACCGCGCAGATTATAATAATCAACCAGTCTTTTAATTAAAAATTTCCGCGTAACAACATTTGATTCAGGTACACCTTTAGTTACTTGAAACGCAAGTTCTCCAATAAATTCTTGTTCAGTAACTCTATCTAAGTCTCTATTAGTAGTAATATTTGAAATAAGTGAAGACGAAACATCAATGTAATTTGAATTTTCTGGTAATGATTTAAAAAATTCTTTATCATTTTCTCCAATGTAATATTCCTTTAAGAATTTTACAAGTTCAATACTACCTGGCTTTAGTTGTTCAGGTAAAAGAGAGTTGATTCGACTCTGTTCAAAGTTATTCATTAATCAATAATAGATGCTTGTATTGCTTCGTTCTTGTCAGTAATATTAATTGTTGTTTTATCTAAATCAATTGCAATTAATTGTTCTCTCTTACTTAAAATGTCATATGAATCTGGGCGAACTCTAACTTCAATAGTTACAGTTGAATCAGTCGGTAACGCGTTAATAATTAGGTTACCTGTTTCTGGAACTAATGTTCCAGCGTTGTAATCAGAAATTATTTTTTCTCCTGTACTAGATAATCTAAACAATCTTAGTTTTCTAGTTGTAGCACTACCATTAATAGGAATGTCATCAATTTGATAATTAACATTATTAATTCTCCATGAAGTTGTGTTAATAAATGACTCAGGTTGATCTATTTCACCAAACAGTTTAAATCCAAAATCTATGTTAGTTGCAAGAGTTGTGTTAGATTGAATACTAAACTTTTTATAACAATATACTTGTGCTAATGAATTTAAAATTGAAGAATTTGTTTCGTCAACTTGTTTTAAAAATTTAGAATAGCGAAAAACATTTTCAAACTCTTGGAATGATGCATCAAACACTGAAATATTATTTCTAATTTGTTTTTCTAAATCGGGTTTAAGTAAAGAAGTTTTATTTGTGTCAAATGTTACAAATAATTTTAAATATAAAAATGTCAAATCAGCGTCTATGATTTCTGTATCAATTGCTAACATTTTCTTATCGTCCAAATAAGATTTAATAGTCTCTTTTTGCAAAGGGGTTAATATCTCTTCTCCACTTTTTGGCTTAATTGCAATAAAAACTTTGCCATATTGTGGAGGTGTCTTTTCTTGGCCGCCAAATACAGAGATATCTTGAATTAAATTACTAAATCTTTCATTAATAATTGCTTTATAGTCATTACTAGTTACTGCTCGATTTTTTGCGGTAAATGATAAAGGCGCATTGAATTTAATATTTTCAATACTATCTCTTTCTACACCGCCAGCTGATTTTGATGTTGTGCCAATTTTAGTAGTTGCAATTGGAAAACTTGGATCACCCCAAGACGCAAGTGAGAAAGTATGAATACCATTAGCCTCTGGTCCTTTTGTTGAAAGATATTCGCATATTATAACAGATCCTGCAGTAGGTTTTTTTCCAAATACGTCATTACCAAATTCAATTTGATATCTGCCATCATAGTTTTCAAAAATATAATATATTTCTGATGTGTCTGTTATCGCATCTCCGACACTAAATAATTTATATGTAGTTGCGTTATCATCACTTATTGTTGCGTTTTCTTTTACTCTTATAACTAGTGTTGTTTTATCAATATTCTGATCTGTTATAGTAAACCGCTGATTGGCTAAGTTATTATACACAAATCTATCTGTTTTTTCTACGCCCTCAATTATTTCAATGTTTTCAAACTTAAATTTTCCATCTACTGGCTCTTGCGTTGGCGTTTCACTTTTTGTTTTAAACGTAAATGTAACACTATCCACCTTTCCTATAAATGAACTACCTTTTGGAACTGATAGACTTTCAATTTCTCCGGCATCAAACTCTAAACTAATTTCTGCGGTTGATGCGATTCTACTCTGTGGTGTATAACCAATAAGTTTAGCATGAGAAACTACATTTGAACGAATTTGTGCTGTATCAAGAAATGACTCATTTACTGCCATATGTGCATTTACAGCATTATAATGAGTGTTATATACAAGTATATCGAGTATTTGATTTAAGCCTGATCCTTCAAAATCTAAATCTTTAAAAGGAGAATCTTGTCTCTTAAAGAATGACTTTATATTATCTTTGATTCTATCAAAATCAAGCTCAGTAGTTTGTAATTGTTTAGCCATTATCGTAATCTTTCAAGTGCAAATGAGATTTCTTCTCTAATATTTGAAAACTGTACATTAAATGCTATTATAACATTAAACATATTTCTGTCTATATCAGCAACCACATTCACTTGTGTATTTGATATTCTACTTTCGTTTCTTTGCAGTGTTTTTATTATTTCTTCTTTTAAGGAAAATGCTGTTAATGGGGTAACAGGTTCAAATAAATATCGCGTTACATTTCCACCAATGCCCATTTGAAATGGTCTTTCCCCTTGATTTGTTAATATAATATTTCTAACGGACTGTTTAATAGCATCTAAATCTTTTAATGGAACAATATCATTCTTAACTGGATGTTTTTTAAACGATAAGGGTATATCAGTATAGACATTTTTTGTAGCGATGTTAGACGCTTTTGTTTCATTATAATCTGATAGCCCTATTCCCATACGTTCTATTTATACTAATTAAGGAAGATATTTGGAGCAGTAGTTGTTTGATTGCCGCCATATTTCTCTGTACATGTTCCAGTTTTAGTTTCTTGATAAAGATATTTGGTAATCACTTCTTTTTGATGTTCACCGATCTCAATATCTTCGTAACCTCCAACTCTTTTTATTATATTACCATTAACTTGAATATTCCAATCACCTTTAATGTATGTGGAGCAGTTGGCATCAACTGTGAGATTACAATTACCAATCACATTTACATTCTGGTTCTTAACAACAACTTGAAAATCATTTCCAACAATAACACTTGTCTCATCTCCAGTTGGAGTGATCTCTCTATACGTACCAGTTCTATGAATGGTTGAGATTCTTTCTTGACCTGGTGTCACATCGAATTCAACAATGTGTGAATCTTCTAAAGTATCTGTCGCTTTCTCATAAGCAATGACATGATTCTTAGGATATTGTGGTTTAATAACTGAATCAATATCTGGGAATACCCAATTGTTTTCATGAGCAGCATTTGCTGTAGGAACAACATCATGTGTCTCTCTTAACTCTTTCTTCTTCGTATAAGAGAATGCTTTCTTATAGGCTTCATCAATACTCTTAGCAGCTAGTGGAGTCTCAGCAATATCAAGTTTTGTGTTCACTGGATATCTTTCATCTGGATCAGTAAACCCTACGTTATAATCTACTGCTGAAGATATCGATGGTATACTGCCAAGAATAATGGGATCTTGTGCATTAGGTCCATCACGAAAGAACCCTACAACCCAAGAGCCATGAAGCAGGCCTGTTGCCGATTGACCAAGTTCAGTCATTGAAGCTGACGTAACTGGAAGCATTGGTGTCGCCCAAGGTAATTCTTCTGTCGGAATCTCTATCTTATCACTATTGTGATAACCATAACATCTTACGCGTACTCTGCCCATTTCTTTTGGATCATGAATGTCTTCAATGACACCTGTAAACCAAGCAAATGTTTGTCCTATAAAATTTTCAATCATATATTAATATTTAAAGATTCTTTTTTGACGCGGACATTCGTATAATATTCGCCGTCTTCTAATCGATGCACCGCTGATATAATTATATATCTGCCACTTAAACTTTGATCATATATATCACTTGAATCATCATTATAAAGAGTAGTTGCTCGTGCTTGTGGATCTATCACCTTTGGAAATTTAAGTTCTATAACACTACCTGCATTTAAATAACTATCTCCAAAAAGTTCTATATTGTGTGTAGTAAATTCTAGATTTTCATTAAACGCGTTTAAGATATGCCCACTGTCTTTTCTCAAATTATTATGATTATGTGTATCACCCTCATATGAAAACTCATTAGTTGAAATATACTCACAGTGCGCTTGATACGTAGTCGAATAATCTATATCTGATGTTTTAGATAATGATGTTTTATTATTAAGTGTATTTGAAACATCAAAGTTATTATAAGTAAAATCTATCTTTGTATATGTTTTATTGCCGTAATCTAGATAATTATTTTCAGAGGCATATGCACCCCGCAGTGAATTAAATGTCTTTCCAAATTTTAATTCTGATTGTGTATTAATCATTCTTGTTGAGCGCTCAATATAATCATCCCTTGACATTGGCTTACTAGTGTATTCTTTGCCATCAAAGTATGTGCCATATAGTTCAGCTGTAACTAAATCTGATAGTGCTGCAATTACAACTTCTCCATTTAATTTCTGAAATACGAAGAATGGTGAACTAACATCATTATATGTATTTTTTCTAAAATATTCTACAGCTTGTAAAGGATGCTGCCATTTAAGAATTCCGCGGGACCGTGAGATAGATGTACTTAATTCTGTTATTTTAGCGACGCTTAAATCGCTTTGTAATATTTTTTTAATCTCATCGGAAGTATTGTTATTATATGCCCGTGATATTTTAAAAGTTTTATCATACACTGAAAAAGAGGAAGCTGCAGCTATACTGAATGATTGAACATTCTCGCTATTTTCTCTTTTGTATCGTGGAAATTCTGTAACTAATAAATCAAGTATTATTTCTTCATCATTATTAAGTTCATGTTGACTACGTGATATTACAATTTCAATTTTCTCTTGACCGATCAATTGAAGATCTTCAATTAAATTATTACTATCAATTATTCCTAAATTTACAATAATGCTAGTGCTATAAATGCTTTCAGTAATAGAAAAGTTATCTATAATAGGTCGTAACTCATAAATCAATCCTAAATGATTTGTAAGTTTTACTGACTTTAGATTTATACTTGACGGTATAAATGCTGTTTCTCCCGCGGGTGCGAAGTTTTTTGGGATATTATTCATTGATTAATTCTTTATATGTATCAATAAATGTACTAAGTAAGCCTGGTCTAATAATCTTAATAAGAGAGCGCTGCTCATCTTCATCTTCTAAATGTCTTTTATAAGAAACAAAATCTGTTGTAAGCATAATGTCTCCAGTAGCAGAATCAAAAATATTATAAGTCATTGGTGCATTTGCTGCGCTCGCCCATCCATCGATCGCCGTCAATACTAATGGAGAACCTTCATGACCTGTAATTTTAAAGGCCTCATTTTCAACATTGTCTAAAATGGAATACGAGCCTTTAAGCCAAATTTGCTGTCGGGTTTCATCAATTTTATAAATTTCAATTCCTTCGTTATTGCCAATTGTAATAGTTTGACTTAAAGGTGTTGGAAGGCTACAAATAATTTGAAGTGTTGCGGCATCGACAGCTAATACAGAATACGGATCATAATTATCTTCAATGAATTCATTTAGTATAATTTGTCCTTTAGGCCATGCAGTATAACCTTCTTTTAAAAAATCGTTTACTATAAAAAATGTCCAATAAAAACTTGAGTTATCATACAAACGAAATGCCATTTGATCAGGTCTTTCACCATCTTCTATTCTTTCAAACTTATAATTTAAAAAGCCGTCAATTACGTTTTCATTTACATCTACATGACGGTATATATTAATAATATCTGATAAGACATTATCATTTTTTAAATCGTATTGTATTTTTGGAAATTGTGAAAAAAATCTCATATCTATAAAGTTTAATTAAAATGAACCGAAGCCTCTTACACCACCTGAATTTGTGTTATTCGTTGAACTGGAAACCTTTTGTGGAGGTATTTGTTTATTATTATCACTAGACTCGTTGAAAGTTCCTTCTTGATCTAATTCGTTTTCCATATTATCAATATCATTTCTGGTCAGTGCACGTGTTTCTTGATATGTAAGTGATAAGTCAATTACAACTGGAGCACCACCCTTAAAAAATGCATTTGAATTTGGGTTATAGTTTGTTGTAACTGTTGTTAAATAACAATCATATATCTTTGGCATAAATCTATTTTCTTGAAAAGCACCATTTATATTCTTTAAAAATTTAACTTGCCAAATTGGTGGATATGTGAGGATAATACTTGCAGGGTTTTCTTTGTCGCTATTACCAGTCGAAGCGTATGATAATCCCTTAAAGCGTCGAATAATTTGTTTAACTGTCTCTGCTTCAGCTTCAGACTCTGGTATAAATTTATATGTAAATGAAAAAGAACGAACCGCATTTCCACTAAATGTTGTATTTGTGTTTGGGTTAGTAATAGTGCCTGCAGCTTTCTCAACTTGTTCACCTGTCATACCTCCAAGTCCACCAGCCTTTTTTTTAATTTTTAATCCTGCAGCTTTAAAGGCTTGTCTAATACCTCCACCGAAAAGACCGCCGGTATTTGCACCCATTATGCCAAAATCAATTGTGTTGTATGTCGCTTGATCATTAACGCTTAAACCAGTTGGTGAAGGCAGATAAATAGAATAGCCAAGATCTTTTTCTTTTTTAAGCTCCGCACGAAACACTGCAATTGAATTCTTTGCAGCGACTTTGTCTGATCCCAATGTCGACGGAAACATTAAATCTGCTCTGTAATCTTCTGTTTTACTCATATATATATTTATAATGACTTATAGAGGAAAATATAAAGTAAAGAATATAAATAAGTATGAAGGTGATTCTTCTAATTGTACATTTCGTTCACTTTGGGAACGTCAGGTCTTTAGATGGTTGGACGATCATCCAAAGGTATTGAAATGGGGCTCGGAAACAGTTGTTATACCATATAGATGTAAGACTGATGGTAAACCTCATAGATACTTCACTGATCTAAAAATAAAAATGGATAATGGTAAAACATATATCATTGAGATCAAA